GTAATAACTAAATAAACAAACATAAACCCAACTACACCGATCATACCAGCTTCCGCATAAACAGCCATAAAATCCATCTATTTGCCTCTCCAATTAAAGGGATTAACTTTTCCTAGTTTTTTCTTTAGAGATCCGACTTCTTTTTCTAGCATCAATCGTTCCTCTCTTTCTGCTTCCATGTGTTTATCAAGTAAACTCCGAATCTGCCTACTAGCTGATACCATTTCATTTTCAAGTGTTTGAATCCTAGTTTCAATTTGCCAATATCCATAGACTAAACCGCCCACCAAAATACAAAGCTGGATAAGCCATTTAAAATTGATCGTAACTGACATAGAGTCACCGATAATTTCTCCCTTATAGCTTCTAGCCCCTTCATTCACTTTTTTGTTCTTCTTGTGATTCATCTAAAGCATATCCCATAACAGACCAGCCTTCGCAGCCAGTCAATATCATCCCTACAAAGACAAACTTTATAGGGATATTATAACTTGTTGATTGATTACTTTTCTTTTTCTTCTTCATCTTTGTCTAGGCTTACTTTTAAAGCATCTAGGAAGGCTTGTTTTCCAAACCTTAACTGGGTAAGATTAAACTCACTTGAATTAATCTTTCTATCAAGATCTGCTACATGATTAATCATTACTTTTTGTTCATCATTCAATTCAGATTCTTTGTAATCTTTACCGAATAAATTCACAATCGCTTCTTTAGGCATTTCTTTTTCTTTTTTTGCCATCATTGACTCCTATTGTTATTTAATTATTAGAATGTGCAAGGAATAAGCTTCCACTTGTAGCCAAGTTCTGAATCAACATCAATCAAAGACCAATCAACATCAATCATTGACTTGCTTATTGTTGAATTAACTCTTGCCTTTGATGTTTGTTTTTGACCTTCCATAGCCCTAGTTGAACTTTCTAGGTAATCACCTTTTGCAATATTGCCATTTGTATCAGTTACACGAATCTTAAACAAACCGACCTGTGCAACTAGATATATTGGCTTGTCATCATCACCGAAGGAATGACCCTTTGCATTATCGCTCATCTTTCCCATCCATGTGCCGTAAACTGTTGGATCTGATTCTGTTTTAGTTGTATCGATGTAAGTAAAATATTCTTTATCTGAACAATTTTTAATTGTCGCTTCAACAGATTCAATGGCTTCTACTGCTTCCACCGCTTCGCTTACCAACTGCTTTTCTTCGTACTCTTCCATTACTTGAATCTTATGAGTTCCTATTTCTTCACCATCTTCATTATGTAGTTTTACTTCTTCATATTGTGGCGTGGAAACTTCTTTTGTAACCATTTTAGTAGTAGTTTTCTGGATATACTTCCCTCCCTCTTCTACTATTTCTAAACTTGTTTGTTCTTCTTCAACCTCAGTAACTATTACTTTCTGCCGCTGCTTTGTGACTGTTTCATATATCGCATCTTTAGCTTTTACTTCTTCAACAGCCTCCACTGCTTCTGTTACCAAATTGCAAGTAATAATTTCACCTGTACTTATGACCACTGCACCGACAGGCAAATCATTCTGCCCATCTTTTAGCTGAGTATAGTGACTACCTATAAAAGCATTATAGCTGGTTGTTGCACCAGATATAGATACAGTTCCTTCAACAGCATCTGCCGACTCAAAATCTACAATAACTCCGTCATCCGAGCGATTTACTGCGAGTGGATTTGCTGGAGAAGAAGTTCCAATTCCATAATTTCCACCAGTAAAATATGTATCTCCATTTGCATTTAAATTAACTTTTGTAGCACCACTACTATTTTTTACTTGAAGTAACCCATGTCCAGAGTTGTTGTACACACCACCAATATTTACATCACTATGATTATTCCACAGTTGAACATAAGAGTCATTAGCACCTTTAATATGTAATGGAACAGTCGGAGCAGACAAGCCAATTCCTACTGCTCCAGAGACAAGAGTCATTGTTTCAGTTTCAGCCCCAGCTTTTTGTGTAAAAAAACCTAATTTAGAGTCATCACTAGATGCAGATACATCTGTTTGTATGGCTCTTATCATAGCACTTCTTGTCTTTGTACCCCCATCATCATTAGCAAACCAAGAAATATCTCCCATTTGGTCATTATTTGCTACGCCACTAGAATTTTTATACAAATGTATTGAAGGTGGACTGTTATCAGCATTGGTATTTTCAATAGTTAAAACAGGTCTATCGCCAGTTGCAGATGTTATAGTAGCATCTCCATTTACTTGTATTTTATCTGTTGCTAGTTGTAATGCAAATGTAGTTTCATTATCTCCATCTTTTATATCTACTAAGTTTGTTGTGTTTCCCCCACCATCTCTATCTACATGTAATAGTTGTTCATAAGATGATGCTATTGATTGTGAGCCTAAAGCCGCCATTGTATTCTCCTTTCCATGAGATTATTTATACAGCATTTCTGTATGGTTTAATCAATGAAGTTCCATTTACGATCTTCATCTTCAAATTTTGTTAGTATAGAGTTCCAGTTAATATTGCCTAGATACTCATCAGCCATTCCACCGATTGAAACTCCTGTTTCACCTTGCATATCTGCAAAGGCTTTTCTTAGTGCTGTATTAATACTTGTACCAGCACCACCTTGCTCAATAGACCATTGTTTTAACATATTATTGATAGATCCAGAATAACCTAATGCCTGTAATCCTAACCTAACAGAATCGTTAAGACTTTTAGATCCAGATGTGATTCCAGCTACATCGCTAAAATACTCCCTTAATAATCCATTAAAACTTTTCTTTGTGCCTACTGCCATAATATTTTCCTATTTGAACAGGGCGGAATTAACCGCCCTATTCTTTTGTATTGTTGTTTAAGCAATAACTTGACTAAGAACTTCTACACCCCAGCCATCTACGATTTCTGTAACTCCCCAGAAACCAGAGCCAATGATGTTATCACGAAGATATGAACCCTCACGATAGACTTCTGTTCTAATCATTTCACCAGCATAACCCATACCGATCGCACCTTGTACGAATACGCCACCTTTAACAGATGAAGCAGTTCCAGATGAACCACCATCATTATCAGTAACAGTAAACTCGCTAGATGAGTGTATGTTGATTCCAGCTATTTGGCTAACAAATCCCGCCCTTGCACCTTCATCCTGTACACCAGAACCAGCAAATTGTGCAGCAGTCACAAGGTCATTATGTACTCCATAAGTTCCCCAGATCTGTCTTGGATCTAGTACAGCTTGTGGCTGACCGATTGCAGCATTTTGCTTTAAATTAGACAAAGCATCGAATAGATTATCTACAGTAAGGGCTGCATTATTAGCACCAACTGCATTACTGAATCCATCAAATAAAGCATTCAATAATCCATCGGCTTTTGCTGCCATAGCATTACCGACTAATGCACCCACATTAGAAGCTATATCGTCTGCATTAGATAACATCGCCTCATCATACATAGGTATCATAACTGAATACATATCTAGTGTTGCAGTTTTCTTATCTGTATTTAGACTTGTAGAAGGCGTGACAGTATTTTCTGCTGTTGCTACTACATCTCCGCTTGTTAATGTGTTTGTTCCTGTGTTATAAGCTATAAATGTTACTTGATCTGCTTTTGGATGTCCTTTTACAGTTACCAAAGGCATAGTTACATTTGCTTCTGAAAATTTGATTATCGCTTCTGATTCTATTACTTCTAATAAACCACCAGCAAATAATCCGCTATCACCAGCTGCCATTTTTTACTCCTTTTTGCCGAATATTGAATCCCATTTTTCTTGGGATATATGGTTAAAGGTTGAGACCATTTCCTTACATAGTGGAACTTTCTCTTGACCTACAGAAATTCTAAAGCCATCCTCATAAGGGATCTTTTCACCATTAGAAACATAGATATGCTCACCATCTTTAGTAACAGCACTTGCTACGCTTCCAGTATCAAATCCAGTAGTAGGATTATGATTAATTGAACTTAGATGTAAAGGCTTCTTTGATTTTCTCATAGGTCGAACCATTTATCTTTCCAGAAGCTTTATCTTGAGCAGCTTCTTTAAGTGAAGCATAACCTTGATAAGCCGAGGCTGGAGTGGAATCCACATTCGGTACATTATTTGGTTTTGAAATTAATTTATTATGAACCACCTTTAATTGACTGTAGTTCATTTCTTTAAAAACTTCCCTATCTTCTTCTGGAAAGTCTGAAAGCATTTTATCTTTTTCTGCTGCATCCCTAGATTTATAAGATTCTAACTCTGGCATCACAGCATCAAGTTTAGTCTGGCTATTTTCATATAGTGTTTTCCATTCTTCATTCTTTGCTAGTTGTGCCTGTTTATCTTCTTCAAACTTCTTTTCTAGTTCTGCTGCTCTTGATTCAGCTTTCTGTAATCGTTCTTTCTTTTGCATGATTTCTCGCAATAATTCACTTTCACGATCATTAAGTGAGCCTTCTTGACTTATCGTCTTATCTTGTACGCTATCTTGTACTGTTTCTTCGCTCATATCAGAGTCCTTTCTTTATTTACCTATTTTATAATTAATAGGCTTAGAAGTTTGTTTTTTAATGTTCTTCTCTATCTGCCTATCAATTTCTTTTAAAACAAATCTTAATACTCCATCACTTACTGGCTTTGACCTAGTAGTGACTGTTCTTTTCATTTCAGAGTTCCAACCTATCTTCTGGGCTTCTGCACCAGACCAGCCAATAACTACAGACTCATTTGTAAAGCCTCTAGTTTGTAGGTTTCTCATCATATCTCCAGATAGTTGTAGATTAACCTTAGATCCAAAGTTCTGTCCGCCTCTGGCTATTTTAGGCTTTCTTTCAGCATAACCTTTTGAGTATTGTTTAAAAGGTTTATTAAATACATCCTTACCGCCCTTAGTAGTATGAACTCTAATCCTATCAGCAACCTCATCTCCTATTGCTTTCCAAAAAGATCTTTTAAATTCTGGTATTTTACCTAGATTAGCCATTCTGTTCTAATTGTTGTTGAGGTGTTAATGGTGTCTTTTTAAATCCACCTTTCTTTTCAATCTGATTAACTGCATCTTTTGGATCTGTTAGCTTCCTAGATACTGATGTTTCTCTAGCCCATCTATGCCTACAATTAAAGCCACCGCCATCAATAAATGCTCCAGCATATCTACTATCTATTTCTGATCTAGTCAATGCTCCAGCAGACATCATCTCTAGGCATATATCTCTGGTCTTATCATCTATAATCCCTTGATATACATAGGTCGCATCTTCTGTATCAAATCTAGCCATCTCACTCGTGACAGTTCTTTCAAATGTATTTAAAGCAGTATTCGATAATGTCTTAGCTTGATCTTTTCTTAGCACTCCACCAGATCCACTTAGTATTGATTCTGTTATCTGGGCTGTAGTTTTATTTCCTACGACTCCCTTAATAGCTTCATCTACTACTTTCTCACCCATTGTATTAATCTGGCTTATAAAGGTTGCACGATCTAATTTAACTAATGATAATAAAGTTTCTTCTGTAACTGCTCCAGTAAACTCCATGCCTAGCAATACGCTTTCATACTGCGACATTAATATGTCTATATCTTTTTGTAATCCTATTTGATTTAATACATAATCCCTTACATCTATACTAGACATTAAAGACATAAACTCATCCCTAAGCATAGAATCTTTAAGGGCTAAGATCTCATCAACCATAGCCAGTTGTGCTTTCTCTAGCGAGTCTGCGAATTGTTCTGCTATTTGGTCTTTAGTCACTTCTTAAAGCCGATAGTAATGGTGAAGCTGGTGCTTCTGGTTCTGGAGTTTCTTCCTGTATTGTAGAAAGTTTTTCTTCTAATTCTTCATCTGTAATATCTGGATTGAAATGTCTTAATAAATCTTTCTGACTCATCAATCCATTATCCATCATAAAAGTAAGGCGATCTTTTTCTTTTGACCAATCTTCTGGATATTCTGACTCACTAAAATCAACTGAATAAGACTCATCAAATACTTTACCAGTATGAACTTCAATAACTTTACGATCTATCGAATAGCGACTATTCTCGAAGTCTACAAACATAGGTATATCTGATTCCCTGTTCTCTAAGTTCTCCATGTTAAGAATCTTTAAGGCTTGACCGCTTGGAACTTGTCCTTGCTCACCCCATCTAACTGCAAGAGCATGATTCTGTCCTGTGATGTTTAGTAGCTGCTTAACCGATTCAATCATACTAGAAATATTAGAAGGCGGTGAAACAAAATTCATAGATGCACCTTCTGGAAGTGAGATCAATCTATCTACTCCCCATTTTAAATTAGGGACAGCCTCATCTAGCCCAGTAACTACAGGAGATCCCATCTGATAGCGAGTAGCTAACATAACCTCTGTAAAAGCGATACTACAATGTAGAGAAGCCATTGTGACATCTTGAGCATCATAGGGAAATTCTATTCTACTTATTGGATTAAGAGAATAAGGATTAATCATTTCTGGATTGCCTTCTAGTGGATAGATCCTTCCATTAATATCAAATAAGAAGTGCATCCCCTGTTCACCTTCCCTATCTTCTGACCAGAATACAAACTCCCTATCCCCTTTAATATTTGTGCCTCGTTCATAGCTATAGCCATAAGGCTCTAACTCACCTTCATAGTAGTATTCTCTAACATTCGGCAAGATATGATACTGAATTTTCTGCATCCTGTTATTCCAGACACTCTTAACATGGATCGTTCCTAGTAACCAAGCTAACTCACTTGCTAATCTGCTTTGTGAATTAAGGTGATGAGTATAGGTTAGATATTCTTCTGCAAGTTCTCC